TTTTGTGAAAGACACCTCACACGGAGGTGTGCAACTATCCTATCACACGAAAGAAAGGAAGTCAATCATGTATACCAAAGCAGAGCTTTTTTCAATGGCCGCAGAGCAGCCGAAGGAAATCTTTGTCAACAATATCACTCTGAGCGTCCCGGATGACGCTTCTGACTGCGTTGATCTGGACGCTGAGAAGGAAAGGCTGTCCAACATCTGGGATCTGGCGCACTTATCCATGCGGGAGCTGGTCTCACGCACCAGCCTGTCTCAGACCGCTTTTGCAAAGCAGGCAGGCATCCCGCTGCGAACCGTGCAAGACTGGTGCTGTGAAAAGCGTGCGTGCCCGGCATACGTCCGCTTCCTGCTGGCCGAGCACTATGGACTGATCTGAGGAGGATTCCGGTATGGCAGCAAAAGATTTGACGGGTCAAACTTTTGGGAGCTGGATCGTGATAGGTGCATCCAAAAAGAGCGGCTATGTGAAGTGCCGCTGCAAGTGCGGCACAGAAAGAGATGTCCTTCGAGAATCCTTGACCCGAGGGGCAAGCAAGTCCTGTGGGTGCGTTCATACCAGGAGCGAGGCCCAGCTCAAGATGGATGAGCGGAGAAAAAAAGAGGGAGACCTTACTGGAAAGCAGTTTGGCCGTTGGACTGTCTTGCATCGTGCGGAAAAAGATGGGTATTTTACATGCCAGTGTGAGTGTGGCACTATAAAAGATGTGTATCGGCATAGCCTTATGTCCGGGATGAGCACAGGCTGTCAGCATTGTGCTTTCTCGCATAGCGATGCAATGAAAAGTGCAGCAGCCCAAAAATCCGCCAAAGCAAAAAAAACAGCTATCGAAAAGTACGAAGGAAAGGCCGTAAGCGGCTGGAAGATCATCGAAATCCTGCCCCCTCAAAAGCCAGACGTATCCATGTGGTGCAAGGCAGTCTGCCCGCAGTGCGGAAAAATCGTTAAAGTCAGGCTCTCAAACATAACACGCTCTAACCCGATACTTCGGTGCTCCGACTGTGCCCGTGACATGAAAGACAAGGTCGATGTCATCCACAGCGTCACCCAGGTGGACGGCTCTTCCCTCTCCTCTGTGAAATCGCGGATGGGCGGAAAGGTCAACCGGAACTCCAAGACCGGCGTAAACGGCGTTGTAAAAAGGCCGAACGGGCGGTACTTTGCCTATATCAACTTCAAAAGGAAACAAATTTATCTCGGCCTGTACGAAAGCCTTGATGATGCGATTGCCGCCCGGAAAAAGGCGGAAGCGGCGATTTATGGCGAGTATCTTGACCAGCATGAAGGTTGGGAAGAAGAGCTTGCAAGCCGTCTCGAAGAACTCAAAAAAGAGAAAAAATAGAAAAACCCCCGATGCTCCAAACGGAACACCGGGGGTTTGCTTTACTCAAAAACTTTTTCAATGCCTTTCAGCCGGTAGCTTACCGCCGTCCGGCTGTAATGCGTCTGCGCTGCAATGTCCGGCAGCGGAAGCCGCTCAACGTACCGCAAAAGAGCTATCTTTCGGTCTACCCTCCCAAGCGGTGCGTTTTTGATAGCGGCGGTCATTTGCTGCCGGTCAAGTCCTTGCAGCGCAGCGGGCAGCACTACACGAGCCGCCGCCACAGGAAGCACCGAGCCAGAAAGGCTGCGGCAACTCTCCGGCGTTGCGCACCATTACGGGGGCGTTACCGAGATGGCATGTTTTCGTGAAGCCACGAAAACATACGCAGACCATTTTCGTGATGTCACGAAATTGCTCTTGTGCGGCGTACATTTTGTTAGTGTCAACAAAATGCTCGTATGTAATGCTTGCCATGATATCCTCCTTACTGCTTTTCCAGCGCCGCTTTCATGCGGTCAAAGAAAAACTGGATAATGATGCCGATAGTCTCATCGGTGATGGCCCAGCTGATGAGCCTGCCGTATTTGCTGGTACTCAGGGCGGCCCGGAGCATCTGAGCCACCCAGGCTTTTCGCTCCGCACCTTTTTTGGTGCCCTGGATATCCTTTTCGGCCTGATCGATGAGCCGGAGCACGGTGGGCTTGACTGCCGCACCATACCCCAGCCGGATGCAGCCCAGGGCGTAGAAGATAAGGCCGCCCAGCATGAGCACGAGGGCCACAGGGGCGGGAAGTGAGGTCAAAAGGTTACGAATCGCTTCCATGTATTGTCACTCCTTTCAGTCGCAGATGGGCAGGGCTTTGGCCCGGTTATACAGCTCCGTGCCGGTTCCGTTGCCGCCCAGTGCGTGATAGCTTTTGTAAAGGTATTCGAGGTTTTTCAGGCCGCCAGTGTCAATGCTGCCCTGCTTGATGTAGAAGGTGCAGGACTGGTACAGGCGGTCGTGCATGATGGCCAACAGGCCCTCTTTCACGGCTGTGCGCTCCTCTTCCTGTGCCTTGATACGCTTTGACAGGCCACGATAGGCAGCGGCCAAAGCACCGGTGATGCTGGTAAAAATGAGTTCTCCGATGTGTTTCAGGATAAACTCCCACATGGGCTTATACCTCCCGGAGCCGGGTCAGCCCCTTTGTCTTGATGATTTTCGGGTAGTTGAGGGTGGTCACGTTGAGGTCGACGTTGCCGGAGATGCCCGGCACGCGGCCTTTGCTTGTGTGTTGGTGAGCGTTGTAGTGGTAGCCGACGGCGGGAGCCTTGCCCGTGTAGTCAGCCAGCCAGACGTCCCAGCGGTTTGCCAGACGGCCCATGTCCAGCTCATAGCTGTAGCCCGTGTAGGTGTACAGCTGGGCGTAAAAGCCCATCTTCTCCACTTGTTCCAGCGCGTAGGCGGTGAGGTTGGTGAGGTCGAGGGTGCTCATGGGCTTGAGCTTGTTTTCCTCCACGTCCACCGCGAGGGGCATGGTAAGCTCTTTGCCGCGCACCGCTTCCCGCACAAGGGCAAGCTCTGCATCGGCCATTGCTTCGCTGGTGGCGTAGGTGTAGTAGTAGACGCCCACGTCCAGCCCAGCAGCCCGGGCGTTGCGGTAGTTAGTCTCAAAGGTCGGGTCGATGTACAGGCCGTCTGCCCGCTTGGAGAGCTTGTGGTTGGTGGATACCGTCTTGAGCATGACGCCCTTGTAGCCAGCCGCTTTGACCTTGCGCCAGCCGTCGAGGGTGATTTTGCCCTGATAGCGGCTCACGTCAATGTACCGGTAGGGCGGTTCCCCTGCCCACCCGGTTACGGTGTCCACAGTGGGCACGTCCGGTGCAGGAGCAGGCTCTTCCTTGTCAGCGCTGTCACCGGCAGCGTGAGAGAGCGCAGAAAAGATATCCCGCAGGAAGTCAAACATCACTTTCCACATCATAAAAACCCTCCTCCGTCAGCTTTGCCAGCACGGCATCTTTGTACCGGTCAGGCACACTGTCGATGGTAAAAGCGCCGTCAAAGCGGTGCAGCTTGATTTGGGTCACATAAAACAAAACCATAACATCCTCCTTACTGTGCGGCCAGCAGGTCAAGCATAGCCGCTTCCAGAGCAGCAAGGCGCTCTTCTGCGGTGGGTAGCTGTGCCTTTTCCTCTGCTTCCTTGCGGGCCTTTTCCTGTGCGGCCAGTTCCTCGGCGGTGTACAGCACATACCGCTGCACTTCCACCTCTTCGTCATAGGCTTCCTTTGCGGCCACACCGGGCACGTCCACCTCCTTCCAGCGGTCTTTGCCGCCGTTGGGGTAGGTCTTGTACTCGTAGTGACTGACCTCTTCCACGCCCACCACAGCATCGTGGTGGATGGTCTGGGTCTCCTGCTTGAGGTAGCCTTTTGTCAGGTCGGGGGTGTCGATGGGGTTACCGTTACTGTCGATGATTTTCATAAGGTCTCCTTTCAGGCGACACGCCGCCAGATGTACATTGAGTAGTAGGGCGGGATATTGTTATGAGGTTTTCCTTCGCCTGCGTATTGCACACCTGCTTTGCTGTTGTACGACGATACGAGATGGTCTTCATTAATATCCGGAGCATAATTCGAATAATCAACCTCTCCGTTGCGCTTATTCATTACACCGAGCCAATCGTGTTTATGCCGTGGCATTTGCTCAACTGTGATTGCGACTTTTGCTTCGCCTCCCGTACTCCCTGCCGGGTAGGTATCGCTTGCGCCCATGATAAATTCGCCCTCAATGCGCTCCCATGTGCCGCCGATAAAGCTTGCCGGGGATGTGGGGTCGTTGCTGGTCCAGAATTTGATTCTGGCGAGGTCTTCTTCTCGCTGGGCGGCGAGAGCTTTCAATGCCTTCTGTGCGTTGTTGACCTGTTTCATCAGGTAATTGTACCCATGCTGGTCATCCAGGCCGGCTTCTGCGCCGGTCGGGGCGATGATCTGGCCGGATGTCCAATTTTCCGGGAGATCAGCGGGAAGAGGAATGTTTTTCAGGATATCATCCGCCATAAAGCAATGTTCCCTCCTTGAAGATAATGGTGTGTTTGAACTTTGTTCTGGATCTGGTATCAACGCTGACACCGTCCTGTGTGAGGGCGGCTCCGAACGCATCTTGCGCGGAGATTGCAGAGACTTTTGTGATCTTTTCCGAGGGCAGAAGCTCATACTTCAGCGTGACTGCCGCACCGGAAAGGCTCTTTGCGAGGTTCGGAACGGTATAATCATTGTTCAGCTGCACCATGTTGATGTGATCCGCCAGGTACGAGGCTAGGCTTGCCAGAAACAGCGGGGTCACAGATGCAGAAGCGGGCGCGGCGGCCGTCACCGGGACAAAATAATTTTGTCCCGGTGACGCAAAGGCATCCTTGCCCAAAAGCCAGCTGCCCAGAAGATAGTGATACCGGCTTCCGCTTGCCAGCACGGTGTCTGCTCCCTCCAGAACGGAGAGATTTACGTCCACGTCCGTTTTTTCGGTAATGCCGAAATAGCAGTCCGATGCGTACAGCGTTTCTCCCGCATCGTTCAGGAGCTCGTAATGGGTAACGGCTGAATTACCTGCCTCCGGTTCAATGGACGCTTCCAGCTTCAGGTTCTCACCCGCGATCATCAACGTTTCAGAACCCACCTGCAGTGTCGCAGATGCAATGACACTTTTCAGCGGTTTCACGGTCGCTGCGCGGTTGAGCCGTGCCGTCGTGGCAAGCTCTGCCGCTTTGTGGGCCACGTCCAGAAGAAGCGTCCGCTTCAGTGTCGGCGATGCAGCAGCTTTTGCGGTCGTCCATCCTCCGAACTCAGCAAACGGCTTTTTCCCAAGGGCCCAGCCGCCCAGCCGATACTGATAATTGTATTTCTGCACATCGACCTGCTCTGTGATCAGTATCCCGGTCTTGAGGTACGGCATACTGATAAAGACGATGTGAGCGGGTTTGATCTTGTTGATCAGGTGCGTCACCTCGTCGTAGTACGACTGGTTCTTTGCGCTCGTCGCAAGCCTCAGCTCGTAGAGCGGGTATGTGATGGAGCACGTCCATTCGCCCGAGCCAATCAGCTCATCCAGCTTCTGATACAGAAACCCCAGTGTGTAGGGCGGGCGGGTCGCAATGCGGGTCATTACACGCTGCCGGCGGAACGCCAGAGATTCCTTTTCCGGGACAGCCACGATGTGAAACACCTTTTCCCACTGTGCAACGGAATCCTCGTCCATGGTCTGGAAAAAGAAGTTGCTTTGGACCCCTTCCACGGAACCGGCCAGCAGGTCAAATTCTGCCTTTTCGGCATCACAGATCTGCTGGTAATCCTGCACTTCTCGGTAGATGGGCGGCAGCAGCGGCAGCAGATCGTGCGAGAGATCAAGCTTCATGTAGCGTCACCGTCCCAACCACAGGGACCTGCTGCCGTTCGCCGGTCTCTGTCAAAATCAAATCGTCCGCTGCTCCGTTCAACAGGACGTTTGTTACGTTTACCACGCCCTCTGCCGTGATGATGGCCGCAGATACGCGGGCCGTGTAGACGTTGGCGCTGTATTCAATGCTGGTTTTGCTGATATTGGTCTCCCAGCTTTTCCGCACATTGAGCAGATATGCCTCCAGCGCCTCCCGTACCGCGGTGCGAACTGTATCCAGCGAGTAGCTGGGCAGGAGAGTCACCGATGCAGTGACCGAAACTTCCAGCTTCTCCGGGGCCGTGATCGTTGCCTTTGCACCGATGGGCGCAAGACCAAGCCCCTGCCCGGAGTTCGGCACCGGGTCGATGGCGTTCTGAATGGTCTGCACAAGGTCGGTGGATGCAGGCAGCCAGTCCGCACCCAGAACGGAGCAGAGCACCGTGCCGCCGCCTCTCCATGTCGGGTATACCTGCACAGCGCCCACGCCGTCCAGCTTCTCGATTTCCTCCTTGTACTGCGCCACATTGCCGCCAAAGGAACGGCTGTTCATCGCCGCCTCGATGCGGGCGCGGAATTCGTCATCGGTCTCGGTCTCGTCTCCGGGTGTCAGGATATCCGAGATCCGGGCAGAAGTCAGGCCCTGAATGGTGTCGATGGGGAGGATAGGGCCGGTGTAGTCGTTGCCGATGGTGCCGGGCGTTTCGGCCAAAAGGCGGTAGGTGTGCCCAGAACCCAGAGCGGACAGCGCAATAAAGTTGATACTGTCCTCGCCGTTGATGGTAGAGAACCGGCTGCCCAGCGGGATATCAATATTGCACTCTCCTTTTCGCACCGCCGCCGTGGCCTGCTTGCGGGTAACGCTGGCGATGGGGGCCAGCAGATCCAGCGCTCTGCCGGTAGCCGTCCGGAAAAACGCCTGCCGCTGCACCATGTTCAGGGAAAGGAAGAACCCCTCAAAGACATAGGCGGCGGGAGAAAGAGCCGTTGGGATGGGGCTTGTGTCCCGCTTGTCGTAGTCGTCCGGGATCTGAGACAGCATATAGTCCAGAATGGCCCGGTACTGTGCGGTAGAAAAATCGATCATGCTGCGGTGTTCACCTCCGTGCTTGCCTGCATTTCGCCGTAGATCGTGGAGACGGTAAAGGATGCTGTCAGGGCCTGTCCCTGCACCGTGTAAGAAAAGTCCTTCACGCCGGTCACCCGGTCGTCCACGGTCAGGGCCTCTTCCAGGCGGCGCTGCAATTCTGCCGCCACATAGCCCGGGTCTTGCCCCAGCAGCCCCTCCCACTCCATGCCGCTGTAAGAGCGGAAGATCTGCCAGCGATAACGTTCCACGTTCAGAATGATATTCACGGCCTGTTTTACAGCCTCGTACCCATCGCATTCCCCGGTGATGCGGCCAGATGTCTGGTCAATGAACCAGGTTCTGGACGGCTGAGAAACGTACTCTACGCCGCCGGAAAGGTCGATGGACGATCCTGTAGGAAGCGTAGCCATTACGATTCACCTCCGTATACTCGGGAAAGCACAATGAATTTCTGGCCGCTCTGAACGCGGAGGAGCAGCACCTTGTCCCCGGCTTTTAGGGCCGGGTTCAGGATGATGTACTTTTTGTCCTTGCTCAAAGGCAGCGCAGCGCCGTTTTCCCAGCCCACAAAGTTTTCTGCCTGCACTTTTGCATCAAATCCATCCGGCAGGGCCGACCACTCCGTGAAGTAGGGCGGAGCCATGAACGCGTCCTCGCTGGGGCCGGACGGCGTTGCGTGCTTGTGCTTCAGAATTTTGATCTCGTGCCGGTGGCGCAGGATGGGAATCTTCTTTTCAATGACAGGCTCTGCCAGATAGAGCACAGCCTGCTTCAGCGGGCCCATTGCTTCACTGATCTGGATCTCCAGCTCATCATCATCCGGCGGGGCCTTTGTTACCGTGCCGATCTGCAGGTCTGTGGGCTGCCCGGCATCGTTGGCCTGCCGGTAGATCTCCTGCAATACTGCCAGTAAATCCACTCTTCTCCCTCCTTACAGTGCTTTTGCTTCCAGCTCCATGGTGTGCTCGTCATTCTTGAAGGTGTGCTCCACCTTTTCCAGCATGACATACTTTTTGAACGGCTCACCGTCCAGATCGGACAAGTTCACCAGAATGAGCGCACCGGCCCGGAGACCGGGGATTCCCAGAGAGGAAAACTTGAGCTGCTGCAATTCCCTGTTGTAGTATTCCAGGCTCACCTTTGCCTGCTCCTTTACCTGTGCGTCGTTGGCGGCCTCGTCCACGGTCTGGTACAGCTGCAAAAGGCCCCACTTCCCGATGTGATCCGAATCCTTCATCACAAAAACATCCGCCTTTCCCGTCTCCTGATTGGGCCGGGCCAGCTTGATGCTGTTGTAGGTCTGGGTGTCGATGGAGGAATTGAAGGTGTAATTCGTCATCAGGCTGTAATCGCCAATGACGATGTCGGTTTTCAGGTCGTTGGCCTCCTTGAGGGCCAGTCCGTCACCGGAATCGTAGAACACATAGACCTTGCCGGTGTTGAGCAGGGTCTTTTGCAGGGCAGTGTTGATGATGTCGATGCAGCTTTTGTCCTGCATGATGAGGGATGGCAGCTTGTAACCGGTGTCAGCCAGCTCTCCCACGTCCAGCTCAAAGTCCTCCGCAATCTGTCGGATGATGTCCCCGGCGCTCTGGCCGTAGAAGGAGTAGCTGGCGTTTGCCTTGAGGTACCGGATGCGGTCATAGCAGACCACGTCCACCGGCCCCCAGCGGTCAAAGCCCCGGGTAAACACCCAGCCATAAAACTGAAGCTGACCATTCACGGAAAAGCGGATCGCGTCCCCCTCTTCCAGCTTGGATTCCGGGGTGCGAAGGTAGGTAAAGGTCAGCTTGCCCGGTTGCCCGGTGCGCTGGGTGGACCACACCACCTGCGTGGTGCTGTTCGTCAGGTTCAGGGTGTTTCCGGTGGCTTTCTGAGCGGCCAAAAGCTCATAGGTCATCCATCCACCTCCTGCAGGCTGCTTTCCGGCATCCATCCAATCACATTGCCGCCGGTGTCTGCCACGCAGACAGGGCAGGGCCGGGTACGGTCGATGATGCGCCGCACCACAACGATTTTGCCGTGAACACTGGTCAGAACCTCTTCCCCGCTGCCGGTGCCGTAGACCTTCCCGGTGGCTTTCCGTCTGGCCCCCGCAACCAGCCGGTCTGCCGGGGTGCTTCTGGTTGGGGTCAGGGAGAGCTTTACAGCGCCTGCGGCATCCACCGCAGTGTTTACCGCCGTAACTGCTGAAACGGCCCGTGCGGCCACGCTGGCCGCCTCAGAAACGATGCTGGCCGGAGAAAAAGCTCCGGTCTGGCCAGCGCCCTGCACAACGGCCCTCTGTGGGGAGTAGTCCTTGTACTCGGTCAGGCTCAGATCAAAGTAGAAATCCCCCGTCTCCGCGCCGCGCTCTTCTGCCTTGAAGCTGGTAACGAGGCACCGAAAGCCCAGGCTCGGCCCCAGGAACGGAACACCGTTCTCATAGAACCGGACGGGCGTATAGACGATGGGAGATTTTCTTTTCATGGCGGTGGTGAAGAACGCCATGTATACCGACGGGGGCAGATGGATGCCGGTCTGGCCCGGCAGCCGCCGACCGGGCAGCAGGCCCGAAATGGACACGGTGCGCAAGTTCGGTGTGCGGGGCTGCATGATAGGGCCAAGGCCCAACACGTTATAAGTTCCGTTGTCAGCAGAAAGGGTCTCCGGCAGCTTTTCCGGGTTGATGGGCAGAGCGATCACCGTTGCGCCGCTGGAAAAATACAGTTTGTACAGGGACATCTCTTTCTCCTTACTGCACGGTGACGGTGCTGCCTGCGTTCATCAGATCCACCAGAACGTCCCGCAGGGTGTCTGCCAGATTTTGGGCATCCTTTTCGGTGTTGCCGGTGTTCTGCCCCTGCACGGTGATCATGGGGGTCTGGCTCGTCAGGTTGACGTTGTTGACGTACTTGCGCTCTGCCACATCCACCAGCATCTTGATCTGCTCGTCGGACAGATCAACGGTCTTTGCGATCTTGCCGGTGTTCTTGTCGATGTTTCCCAGCAGGTCTTTCACGTCTGCCGCCTGCGGAATTTCCAGATTTCCCGTGCTGGTGCCCATAAGGCCGGATTTTCCGAGGTTTGCGCCCCAGTTATAACCGGTTTTGTAGGACTTGCTCAGGTCGAAGTTCTCCCACGGCTTGATATACTCTTTGTATCCGTTCTGTTTGATGGTCCAATTCCGGCCATATTCCAGCTTTCCGATGAGCTTATCGATTCCGGATGTCATGTTCACTTCCACGCCCGGAATCATGTTGATAAGGCCCTCCAAACCCTGCGCTACGTTCTGGACGTACTTCAGGATGGTGATGGACATATCATAAAAGAGAACATCAATTGCTGTGATTGGGTCATTGAACGCATTGCCCAGAAAGTTTACAAAGGCGGCAAAGCCATTGTGCAGCGGAACCAATGTACCGTTGAGGATGAATGCTCCCATCGTTGTAAAGGCTCCGGTGATGATACCCGTGGCCGAAATGCTGGAACCCGTCAGCTTGTTGAACGCTGCCACGCCGCCATACAAAGCACCCACCAGAACGAGCACCGCCGCCGCAGTCAGAGCAATGGGATTTGCCGCCATGACCGCATTGTAAAAGGCCTGCATGGATGCCGCCATTTTTGTGGCCGTTGCAAGGATGTTTGTCCAGTTGGCCGCAATCAGAAGCACACCGAACGCTGCACCCAGGCTGACCACCAGCGGAATTGCAACATTCAGGTTGTTCGCCACCCAGTTGATGGCCGTCAGCAGCGGGTCAAGTGCCCGGACGGCGGTGTTGCTTGCCACCGTCCAGACCTGCGCCCAGGTCATGGGGGTCTTTTCAAACTCTTCGTTGGTGTCCTCTGCTGCCGCAAACAGGGCATTTTTCACGATGTCGGCAGTAATCCGGCCCTGAGAACCCATCGTGCGCAGCTCGCCAACGCTGACCCGCATGTAATCCGCGATAGACTTTGCAAGGGCCGGGGCTTGCTCCATGACACTGTTCAGCTCATCGCCACGCAGAACGCCGGATGCAAGGCCCTGTTCCAGCTGCAAAATAGCAGCCTGCGCAGACGCGCCGGACGCTCCGGACATAGCCAGCTGCTTATTCAGCTGCTCTGCGAACTGGACGATCTCCTTAGAGCTGCTGAAGGCATCCCCGGCCATGGTGCCCAGCTGGGAGACCAGCCCCATGGTATCGGTAAAACTGCCCCGGGAACGCTGGGCCGATTGGTAGATCATCGTTTCCAGCTCCTGCGTGGTTTGCAGGCCGTCGTTCATCCGGTCAAGCCGGGCGCGCATGGAGACCAGGCTATCAGACAGGTCAACGGCTTTTTTCAGGCCCTGAATGCTCGCATAGGAGGCTGCCAGCCGGAGGACGGACGAGGTCAGGGATCTGGTGACGCTTTGCGCCATATTTTCCTGCTCCTGCAGCCGCTTTGTAGCTGCTGCCGCCTCATCTTTGGCCGTTGCCGCCACACTGGCAGCGTTTTCAGCTGCTTTCATGGATTGGGTCAGGGTCTGCTGCTGCGTTTCCAGCCCTCGGATGGTTGCGCCCAATTTCTCGGTCTGGGCATCCAGCTTTTTGAACGCTTCTGTGTTCTGCTGCCCAGCGGCTACCATTTCTTCCTGCTGTGCCACATACGATTCAAACTTTGCATTCGCAGAGATCAGCTGCCGAGAAACGCTGTTTAGAACAGACTGATAGTTCCGGGCCGCGGTCTGTGCCGCTGTGGTAGAGCTTGATGCTCTCTGTGCGGCCTGAATGTATGCGCCAAAGGAAGAGGAAAACTGATCCTGAAGGACAAGCGTTTCTTGAATTTTAGCCATTTCGTCCCGCCTCCTTCATCCGCTGGGTCTCCTCTTTGTACTTTTCCATGGAGCGCAAAGCAAATGCCCTGACCAGCGCCTTTTCACGCACCGGCAGGGCATCGTACTTGCCCGGGGGCCAGCTGAGGTTAACGAAGCAATAGTAAGCCACCAGCACGTCGATATCCCAGCTGCCCCCGGAGATCAGTTTTTTGCCTCTTCGTCCAGGCTCTTGTCAAAGCCGGAGAGCTTGCTCACGGCATCGATCAGGCGGCCAAACTCACCGGCCAGAAGCATCTTGCCGGGAACCTGAACCGGGTCTTTGGTGCCGTATTTCTCACACAGCTCCGCGCTGCGAAAATCAGGGAAAACAGTAGCTTCCACGATGGTGCGGGCACTCAGCTCGTTGGCATCAATGGAATCCTGCCACTGGCCGTCCACCTTTTTCTGCCGGGTGGCCGCCTTGATGATGGCAGCGTTCTCCTCCTGGGTCAGGGAGCGGATTCTAAAGGGGACGGGTTTGCCGTCCTCACCCAGAAAGCGCTTGGAGATGATGACCTCCTTTTCCTCGCGGGTCACAGCGGGATGCAGAAATGCAGAAAGTGCGCTCATAAAAAATACCTCCTAAAATCAGTTGCTGCCAAGGTTGGCGGGGTCATTGAATGCTTCCAGACGCTTGACGCTGGTATAGCTGAAATTAAAATCATAGTTCAGCATGGCCTCCTCGTCGTCCAGAATGGACAGCGGGATATCGCCGGTCAGCACGCAGCCATAGTATCCCATCACCTGCGCGCCCACGCTGGACGTGGGGTCCTGGTTGGTGATGGTGATGTCAAACAGGTCCTGCACGCCGTTTTCGATATAATTCAGCACCATATCGGTGAACAGGTTGGAGCCGTTGGAGCCGAAATAGACGTTTCCGGTGCCGGTCTGAGTGACACCGTTTGCCTTTTTCTGAACCTTTCGGGTGCCGATGGTCTTCATGTCCGAAGTCTGAATACCCGCGATGGTCTTGATGTTTCGCATACCTGCGGCTTCCAGAATGCGGCCGTTCCGGGTGATGGTGATCTTGCCCTCCGCACCGTTCAGGGTGTCCTGAGCCATTAAATAACTCATCTTTGTTCCTCCTTACGCCACATCCAGAGTGATATAGATCTTGTTGGTGCCGCCCACGGCCTCGATGGCCAGAGTGATGAGCACGGCATCCTTTGCCTCGCCCGCTTCCACAATGACATCGGTCTCGCCGTCAAAGTTCTGGATGCCGCCGGATGCCTGTATCTGATCCAGATATTTGACGATGGCGCTCTTGTACTGGCGGCGGCCGTCCTCGGTGTTGTCCACAATGCCCACATAGCTCTGGGCAAACTGCTTGTACAGGTCGTTGGCGACGGTATTGCACAGCCGCATGGTGCGGTTGTAGCGGTACACCTCGCCGATCTCGCTGGTATAGGTGACCAGAGAGTTGATGTCATACTCCACCCGGACGGTGCCGTCATCGGCGTTGAACACGAACTTTCCCGCATTGATGGCATCCACATACTGGCTGTGGGTCATCTTGGGGGAGATGTCCACCGCGTTTGGAACGGCGGCATTCGTCAGGTCGTTGGCGTAGGTCGCGCCGGAAAGCGCACCGCCGACCCACCAGACGGCTTCCTTCGGGGTCAGGGTGGTTCCATCGTTTATCACCAGACCGCTGCATACATTGACGATAAAGCGGGTGTCAGGGTTGGTGGCATTTGCTTCCACCAGCTGAGAGAAGCGGCCCACTTCAGTGTTCACGCGCTTGATAAAGGTCTCCATCGCGGTCTTTACGGTGGCATCCTCGCCGTCGTACAGCATGGAATCGAAGTTGTAGGGCTCAATGTTCGTCAGGTAGGTGCTGTATGCGGCAGAGTTCACCTCGCCGTCCTTGCCGCCGGAAAGCTGGGTGCCGACATTTGCGGCCAGAGTGCCCGTGCCGCTGAAATCCACCCAGTCATTGCCGGTCAGGTCTGCAACGGTCTTGCCGGTCTGCTGGTCTTTCACCACGCCGTCCACGACGGTAGAGACCTGAAAGCTGCCCTCGGGGCTTGTCAGAGCGGTGACGATCACCACAATGTCATTGCCCCGGGAGCCGGGATATTTCGCAGCTGCCGTCAAAGGGGCGATGGTGCCGGTGGCCTTTGCGCTGTCCGAAGCGGCCGGGCGGTAAAGCAGCAGCTTAGTGGGCGCTGCGGTGCGGTCGGAGCCGCTGAAGATCATGGATGCAAAGCGATTGTGGGCATCGGTGATGTCGTAGCCGGTGTAGGGGGTCAGGTCTTCTCCGGCGGAGATCTCCATCACCTTGCCGACGGGCCCCCAGCTCAAGGGTTCGCAGATCGTGACCTTGCCGCGGTCGCCAACGGTCAGATTCTGCTGGTTCTTGGAGCGAAATTTAAAGTAAATGCCGGGCCGCACCTTGTTCTGTACAGTCCAGGTTCCGCCTGCTGCCATAGGGTGTCACTCCTTCCAAAATTCTTTCACAGCGGCCTCAGCCTCTGCGAGGGTGTAAAACGGTTTGTGTAAAACAACAGCCAGAAAATCCGGCTGATACCCCGCAAAACGCGGGTCTTTCAGCAGCACTTCCCGGCTGTATTGGGTATTATCCTGTTTCATTGGTCTACCTTCTGGTTTACGGTCTGGGTCTGCATCTTCACAGCGTCCACAGGCTTTTCCACAAAGACACGCAGCTCAAACTTGTAATGCAGGCCGTCATCGTCGATATCCGTGCTGCGCTCGTAGGCGTGCAGGAGCTTTTCCGCTTCTGTTCCATCGGAATAGGGGAATGTTTCCATGCAGAAATCGAGCACCTCAGCGGCTTTGTTGTACTGCTGGCGCAGGTCTGTGAGGTTATAGTCCAGCAGATAGGTCAGGTCGAGCCGGATGGTGCGCAGCCAGCGCCCGCCTGGGTAAGGTTTGATATCACTGCCCCGCTGCTGGATAAACATGCAGGGCGGCTCTACGCCTTGCTGTGCAGGGTCTTCCAACATCTGCACGCCGGGCAGGAAAAGAGCCAGATACTCCGCCAGAGACCGGGCCAGCGTTGTAATGGTAAAGTTCATTTCAGCATCTCCCCCAGTTTGTTCACGGCTTTTTCTGTCTCTATCTTCACGGTGTGCTTATAGGCTTCAATGCCCGCATCGGACATGTGCAGGCCCTCAACGTAAGTCGTTTTCGTGCCCACCATCATACCCACCTCACCCCGGCGGCCCGGGTCGTATTCCAGCATTCCGGTATAGGGGTTTGCGTACAGACCCGGCACAAAGTGCTTGTCCATCCGGTGGCCGTCGTTGACGTAAGAGGCATATTCCTTGTTGTTGTTCAGCTCGGTGACGATCTCTCCGCCCTGCCTTTCGGGTTCTGTTCGACTGTCAGTTGCCCAGTGCTGTTTCAGCTCCCCGGTGCGGGTATTGGTGCCGCTCAGGCTGTCCGTTGTGGGCGGGGTCTTATCCTGCGCCGCTTCCACGGCCCGGAGGGTGGCATTGCGGGCAGCGTCTGCGAGCATTTCGGGAAAAGCGGCCTGCGCCGCTTCCAGCTTCTTGATGTACTCCTGCAGGTTCATTTCACACGCTCCTGACTGAGAAGCGTAATCTCCTGGTGGGCCAGCCCGGGCAGCACCGCACCGAAGGGCTCATAGTACAGATCAGGGTCCCCAGCAAAATACCGGGTCTCCTGCAGCGCATATCCCAGCCGCGCCCCTCTGTGGATCACTAGCTCATCACCGGGCTTGATATCCACATTGATATCGCAGGCCAGCTTGTCCGTTTTCTGGACATTGGCTGCTGTCTTGGTCATCGTCGGGGCCTTGTCCTGGCTGCGGTACACCCGGCACGGAACACCGGAGCAGACGACCTTCCGTTCCTTGCGGCTCAACTGGCCATCCTTCACGTTTTCCGTTCGCCTGATCTCCATCAGGTCGGTATACCAGTCACTCCAGTTCATGGGTGCACCTCACATCACAAAAGTTCCTGCCGCACCGATAAAACGGGCACGGTTTGCCAGCATCTGGCCGTAAGTGGTGGCGTTCAGGTCGCCCCAGTCCGCCGTTCCTGCGGTCAATGCGCTGGTATCGTAGGTCACGGAGCTGTCGCCCAGCTCTGCCGACTTCACCACGCCCACCAGAGCGCCGGACGCTGCCGCCTGCGCCGGGGTGGCGGTGTTCTCCGCATAGGTGCGCAGCTGCAAAGTGACGTAGTGGGCCACATAAAGCCCCACGGCATAATGCCAGCTGTCCAGCCATTTATCAGGCTGAATGCTGACGTTTGCCATTTTCACGATCTCTTCCAGCAGCGCGTCCGGAAGGTGGCAATTGCCGTCCGCGTCACAGAACTGCGGGTATTCCGCCTTGAACTGCTCTGCGGTGTAATTACCCACGCTCTGCCCCAGATTTGCGGCCTGCGCAAGAACACCCTGAAACTGCGGTTTCATCGTCCAGCACATGTGCAGCCTCCTCAGTCTTCCTGCGGTTCGGCAGGCTCCTGCGGTTCGGCAGGCTTGTCCCAGTCCGCAGTCTTTTTCTTGCGGACGGGCTTGTCTGCGGCATCCTGTACGGCCTTGTCACTGCGGTTCGTGGGCACGATGTCACCATCGGCCACCAGCGCCTTGAAATAGGCCGTTCCTGCCGCCCAGCCCGGCACTTCGACCAGCTGATCCCGGTGGAGCGGGAAGGTCTGAGAGCCGTCTGCGCTGGGCAGGATGATGTTTGCTTTGGAAAGTACGAAAGCCATTTCTGCCACCTCCTGATCAGATGCCATCCACGTACAGCATGGAGGTCTGGTACATGAGCTGCACCTCGGATGCGTTTGCCATATAGGCGGTGTCGTAGCAGACATTGGTGACGTTGGGGGCGCTCATCACGCGGGACAGGGGCACCAGCTCGTCCGCCTTGACAAAGCGGCGGTTGTTGACGTACACCACCATGCGGTCACCGCCGGAAGCACCAGCGCCCTTGACCCAGCGGGTGGGAACGATCTCCAGATCCACGCCGTGGTTTGCGGCCACGTTGTGCTTTTTCAGGAAGTCGTAGATGGTCTCAGTGCCCAGGTCGCTGACCATGGTTGTGGTGATGTAGCTGTACTGCTCGTAGGGGATGAGGATGTGGTTGGGAATGCCTGCCTCGTCGTACTCGTTGGCAGCCCACACGGCAGTGATGGCATTGTTGATGTCACCGAGAATCTGCTTCGGGGTCTTGTCGGCCCACTTGGTGGAAGAAGCCGTGCCGGAAGTTGCGGCGGTGGTCTTGGTGACATCGGGATTGTTGACAAGGCCGGTGGTGGCATACTCATCAAAGCCCACGTAGGTGTTCTGATCCATGTGCTTGTCATAAGCCAGCCGGATGCCGTCCTGCAGCATCTGGTCAAGGCTGCGGCCAATGAAGTTTGCGCGCTTCATATCCACGAACATCACGCGCAGAGCGGCGGCAAAGACATGGGCTTTGAATGCGCCCTTGCTCACGCTGGCCTGCACCACAGGGATGCCGTTGGAACCGCCGCCGTTGACGGCAGAAGCGCCGGAACCGCCTGCCATGCCATAGGCCACGGACATGGCAGAGACGTAATCCACCCAGCCGCCGCCTACCTCGATGGGGATATCACGGGGATAGGTGACGCTGGTGAGGGGCTTGCGGATCAGCGGGTCACGCTTTTCCAGCTCGCTGGTGAGGAACGCATTGCCGCTCTGGATAGCAGCCGCGTCCATGGTGGGAGTACCGCCGGGCAGCGCAGCACCGGCGTTGTTTACGGTGAAAGTACCGGCATTGGTGGTGCCGACGTTCTGGAAGTTTGCCATAGTCTAAGCCCTCCTATCAGGCGTTTGCACGGGTGAGGATGACAAGCTCGGCCACGCCGTTGGCATCAGCCGCGCCGCCCCACTGGCAGTTGGTGAGTTTGACGGAGTTTCCGGCGGTCTTTTCGTCCGCTTCCGCCTCAAAGCCGCCGACCAGTGCGGTGGCATAGTCAGCGGTCTTGGCAATGCGGACGTAAACGTCACCGCCCAGAGCCGGGGTCCCGCGCTGGCACAGCACGTTGATGCTGCCGCGCTGGAACACGCTGCAGGCCTCGCCGGGGGCGTATTTGCCGCCGTTCTGGTCAGGATAGACCAGGGCACTCTTGACCTCGCTGCCCGCAATACCTGCGAACTGTGCAGCAGTAGTGCCTGCGCCGCCCATCACGATGACCTTGCCGTTGTCATACTTCAGGGCAGTGCCAAAAGGAATGCTTTCGGTGCCGCCAACGGGGCGGGTGTTGACGATCATATCCGGCTGACGGGCATAAGTGCCAGCAAAGCCGTGGGGCATGGTCTTGCCGATAATCTGAGTATTCAGGGACATAATTTAGCCCTCCTTCTTCATGTGGGGATTGCGGTTGTTGTAAGCGGACTGGGAAGCCTGACACAACTGCTCATACTGGCTCTTACCGGATGCGCTGGCGGCAGCGGCGGCGCTGTCCTGCGCAGCCTTTGCGATGGCATCCACGGAGCTGGTGCCCTTGACCTGCTCGATCAGGGTCTTGGACAGGGCATCACGGGTGGCCTTGTCCTGAATGCCGTTGATGATGGGGCGCATGGCTTTCAGCAGAGCCAGGCCGCTGTCATTGGCGGCAGGCTTTGCGCACTCGTCCTCGGAAGGAACAGTGGTGGAGCCGCTTTCGTCCTCGTCCTTTTCCTTTTTGTCAGACTTTTCGCCGGACATTTCAGCGATCACCTTGTCCAGGTCTTCCGGCTCTTTGTCCTCTGCCTTCTTGGTGTTGGCAGCGATCAGCTGATCCAGCTTGCCGGAAAGGTTGTTCAGTGCGTCCAGAACCGCGGTGTTCTGGGTGTCAGTGGGATCTGTGTCTTTAGCGGGGCCTGCATCCTGCGCCGGAACGGCGGGTGCTGCATCCAGCGCTGCGGCAGCGGTCTCCACCATGCTGTCAAGCTCTTCGGGGGCCGCGTTCTTTGCCGCCAGACCGAACAGAGACAGCAAACTCTTGCTCTTGCTCATGTGTTTTACCTTGCCTTTCTCCGCCGGAAGTTCGGCGGCGCTATCTTTTATTGCGACATCACGGCCAGCGCGCCCACGGGGCACGATGGCGATGTGATTGCCTCTGATATGGGTCTGCCGGTATCCTGCACCGTCTGCCTCGTACTGGCAGTAATAGCCGCAGGACACATCCCGCATGGCCCCGTTCTTGACCTCGGAGATCAGTGTGGGGTCTTTCAGGTACAGGTCAGCCACCAGATAATCACCCACTCGGCGAACATTCTCTGCGTGGCCTTTGGAGTAGGCGGCCTGATTTTCCTGCACGATCATCTCCGAGGGATGGGTGTTGGTGACATCTTTGCCCTCAAAACTGGCAATTGCCGCCGGGTCAAACACATCCTCGGCGCTTCGTGTCACCTGAAGAACACGCTCAGGCATCCCGTCCAGCCCGATCTCCCGGGCCAGATAGTTCTGCGTGCCGGTACGGGCGATTTTGACATCGTGGCAAATCAAAAAGCCCTCCGGCGTTTCCGTCATGTGAGGGCTCAGTTTGCTTCCATAGTACGCAATCAATCGGCATCACCTCCGCTTCTGTATGCGTTCATCCATTTGTGATATTTTTCGTCATCTGCCAGCTTGTGCCGCTGGAAGGTTTCAAAGGTCTTTGGCACCTTGTCTCCCAGAGCCGTGCGGTAATTTTCCCACTGGCGGTAATCCCGCAGCCACTTGGAGCGGCCCTGCTCCTTTTTGCGATAGGCCTCGATCTGTGCCTTGGTGCGCGGGTCTCGGCTGTATGGATTTGTTGTGGGGTCAGAAAAGCGCCTGATCCGTTCCAGTTCTTTCTCCGTCCGCCCGGCGGGTGTCCATGGACGAAGGGCGTGCAGGCAGTTCGGGTGGATGTTCAGCCAGCTGTTCGTCAGGTCATCCGGCCCGGCGGGGTCTACTTTGCCGAACGCATCCGAAAGAGGAGGGAAGTGCGGGTCTTTACCGCTCTTGCTGTATACCCGGCCCTCATACGGAGCGCAGAGGGCACAGGTTGTGCCGTGGGAGCTGATCTGATACAAGTCTTGCCCCTCGTCCTGCGTCACCACAGACAGGATTTCAGCCTGCCGAGACGTGGTGCGGGAGACCATCGTTGCATAGGTGTGCAGGCTCCAATTCCGTCCCGCCTTGTCTGTGAACGCCGTCACGCCCTCCCGGCGCAGAGCATCCACAAAGGCGGGAACGCTCTGGTTCACACCCCTTCCCACAGCCTGCTGTGCCGCCACCTGCTCCAGACCGATACGCCGGTAAATGTCCGGCTCAGTCCGGCCCAGAAGGGCGCTTTGCAGAGCGGAAAGCACCGTCAGGTTCCCGTCCACCAGCTGGCCCATGAGGTTCATCGTGAGCTTCTGCACAATATCCGTCTGGGTGCTGGTAAGGCTCTGGGCGTTGGTGTAGCCGCGCAGGTGCTTTTCCACGGTCTCGCCGGGAATCGCCCTGGCCTCCGGGTGATGAACGTAAAACTGCGCCTCGACCATGCGGGGCACATACTCCCATTCATCCGTTTCCAGCTTTCGGAGAATCTCCTGCACCCGTTCCAGCGCGGCCACGGCGTGATAGTCCACAAGCCCCCGGCTGCGCAGGCGGCCGATCTCGTTGATGATATCGGTCTCGGCCTTGAGATAAAGCCGGATCAGGCGTTGCAGCTCCCGCTCAGGGGATGCACGTGCAAGGGTAGGCATGTATTATTCGCCCTCCTCGGTGTCTTCCTGCGTCTTTTCTGTCATCAGTCCCGCCAGCGGGTCGCGCAGGGCGGTCACGTCCTGATAGGTCTGGCCCTGCTTTGCGGCGATCAGTTCGTCGGTCAGGGAGCCGAACAGGCCGGTCTCGTCCTCTAGTTTCTTGAGCTCGCGCATTGCCACATCTGCATCCAGAAGCCCGGCCTGAAACGCCGCGATGATGACATCGGTCTTTTCCTTGGCGATCGTCGCCGTCTCGCTGGCAGTGGGTGTCCACAGCGGCGGGAACGTTACATCAAGGTCGAGCTGCTCAATGCCTGCGCTGCGGGCCACTACAGGAAGCAGCTTGTCCAGAATGGGCCGCAGTTTGCTTTCCCGCAGGGTGTCCACGTAGTCATAGTAGTTCTTCAGGTCGCTTTCGCCGGTGGCGTTCATGCCCGCCGGGGAACGGCCAAACAGCTTGGTCATAGGGTAGTGGGACGCACCGCACAGGTTGAGACACATACTCTCGTACACGTCTGACAAGCCTGTAAAGGTGTACTGGGTGTTGCTGATTTTGTTTCCTTTCTCCACCAGCTGCATCCCGAAATTGGAGCGCAGGACTTTCTGGGCCTGCATGGTGTTCCAGAAACGCCGCTGCACATCCGGGCTGGACATGGAGAGCAGCTGTTCCAGGCTATTTACCTCCATGGTGTTGACGTTTGCCTGGAAGGTCAAAGCGGCCATGTTGGCGCTTACGTTGTCGTGAGCCACCACGTCAGTATAGAGCGCTTCCACTTCGGACTCGCCCCAGTAAAGCTCCGCTTGCCGTTCCAGATCGGGAAGCTCCCGGCCCACGAACCGCACAAGGCGGGAGTGATGGACACGGGCGGCAGTGTGCCCGGCGGCATCGTTGATGCTGTAGTACTCCGGGACCAGCTCCCCGCCCTCAAAGGTCAGGCCTGCGTCCGGGCTGATTCCCTGCCAGCGGTCGAGGATGTACAACCCCCGGAAGCTGCCGGGAAGAATAGCCTCGGCATCCAGCGGGCGGGAAAGGTCCTCCTGCCCGTCAATGAGGATAAGCCCGGCGGCACCGCCATACAGGCGGCCCCATTTCAGGCCAGTGCTCACACGGTCACGGAGCCGGGTGGAACGCTCCACAGTCTGGATCGCCTTTCCTTGCTCCGGTGTGGCGCTTTTGAGGTCGTACCACTCTCGCAGCATATCGTCCACGAGCAAGCCCACAACGTTCTGCACCACCCAGTTGCTGCGGTACAGGCTGTTCAGCAGGGCGTAATTGTCCGTCATCCGGGTCAGCGGGTATTCCGTTGCTTCCAGCGGGCTTTGGGAGCCGTACCCCAGCGAGAACAGCGGGTTGGAAAATGCGTCCAGCGTGGCCGTCATCGGTTTCTCTGTGCCCCCGGCGGGGCGGTTTTTGTTACGTCTGGACACGTTCGAACCTCCAATCAGGCAGTGAGTTGATATAGTAGCGCAGGGCATCCGGGCCGTGGTCCTGCTGCTTGATGGGCTTTTCCACGCCCATGAGGGCGGCTTTATCGTCCCACCGGTATGTGCCGAGTTCATCCAGCAGGCCCTCGCAGTCGGTAGAAATCAGCAGATCGCGGTGGGAAAGGAGCGTGCTGCACTTGCGGATGCCGTTCATCACGTCGTTGTTTCCTTCCATCACATAAACGCCGCGCTGGCGCAAGGCTGTGATAAAGGACGCTGCCGCCGGGTCAACGATGGCGGCGCAGGGGTCTTTCCCCATAAACTCCATGAAGTCATCGGCATACTCTTCATCAGTTTTCTGCCTGTGCTCCTGGCGGCTGTCCCACCGATATTCCCGATGTACCCGGACTTTCTCGCCGTCATCGTATACATCGAGGTAGACGGTCGGGTTGGTGGTTCCGTAGTCGCATGTGATGGTACGGGTGGAAAGGCTCTTGAATCCCACCGGTGCGTCTTGCGGGCGGTAGGTGTTGGCGGTGGTGTCCATCATATCGTAGATCAGGCCCTCGGCCATCACCCAGCGGCCCAGAATGTAGCGCTCGTAGAACACGCCGCTGTACATGCTACGATAGCGTTCCCGGGTGCGCTCATCCAGTGACGGGTTATCGTCCATCAAGAAGTGCAGATGGAGCGCCCGGTGCTTTTTGGCCTGTAAGATCCACTCCTTGCGGAACCAGTGCTCAGGGTTTTCCGGGTTGCAGTTGAACCAGAACTTTGCACCGGTAACAGAGCATCGGGCCAGCGCCTGCTCCACAAAGCTGCGGGGCATAAGCGCCACCTCGTCCAGAAGCACCCCGGCCAGCGTGATGCCCTGAATGAGCATGTAAGAACTTTCGTCCTTGCCGCCGAACAGGTACACCATGTTCACCTTGCTGCCGCGCTGCACCGTGAGAACGTGGCCGCTGCGGTTGTAGGTGATCTGGAACTGCTGCTGCAAGTACCGGACAGACAGAAGCGGCTGGACGATGTTGCGTTCCACCGCACCCACGCTCTTGCCGCAAAAGGCAAAAGAGCAGTGGTTGAATTCTGCCATCATCCAGAGCACGAAGGACAGGGACATGATGGAGGTCTTGCCAGAACGAACCGCACCGTCACAGATCAGGGCATCGTAGTCGCTTTCATACGGGAAGGTCAAGATCTGTTTTTGCTTTGGGGAAAAGCTCATTTCTTAAACTCCTCCTTCAAGCTCTTGGTGATGGGGTCATCCTCAACGGTCTGGTGGAAGGAATCACCCTTCTTGCGATCATCAATGACCGTCCACTTGTCAATCAGCGTGCCCAGCGCCGTGGTGATCTGCTGCAGGGTCGCCCCTTCCAGCTTCTCCGGGTCGGTCAGGACACCGAGATAAACGTCTATGATCTCTTGAACGCGCTCTTTCTTGCTGTCCATGTAGTCCAGCATCTCAAGTGTGTTCTGCTCTTTTTTTTGCTCAACTTTTTTCAACATTTCGGACGGAGCCGTTGAAATCAGCCGCTTTACCGTCGTGTCAGATACTCCGTTGAGCTTGGCGGTCTTGGTGTAGTTCTGCAGCTGCACATAGTCCGCAATGATCTTCTTTTTCTGCTTGTCTGTCAACCGCTGCGCACCCACCGCCACCACCTTCCTAAATCAAGACATAATAAAACCCCGCCCCGGTGCGGGGCAGGGTCAAAAACTAAATTTTACAGATACAGCAGCCGAAACGTTTCACGGCCCTTGGGAGTGATAAGCGTCTGCACTCCGCTCCACTGGGTCTTGTCGTTTTTGGCTTCTTTGACCTCAAACAGACCGTTGTTCTTGTCCTCACGGGGCATGAGCTTGCCCTTCTGGTCGCGGTAGATGAATTTCTTTTCCAGCAGCCAGTTCACAAAGGTCTTGGGCTTTACGCCCAGTTCCTTTGCCGTGTCGCGGAAGCTGGTAAGCATATTGCGGTCAACCAGCTCGTCGAAATACTCTGCCTTGGGGGCCATGATGTTGTTCTGCACGGTCAGCTCCGAGATGCGGGCTTCCCGGTCGGCCAATGTCTTCTGCGCCACCATCAGCGCCTTTGCCATCAGCTCCTGCGGGGTAAGCTGCTCTTGCCCGGCGATGTAACCGCCATTCTTGCGGATGGACGGCAGCACCTCGGAAGTGACCCACTTGCGAAAGGGTGCGGCTTCGGGCTTATCGCTGCGCAGGATAACGTGATAAAGACCGGATTCGTTGACCGTGCTCATTTTCTGCCGTCCGCCAAGGGTATCGATTTGAGCGACCCCCTTCTCATCATCATCCAAACGGTTGTAAACGTCGCTTGCATTGTTGATGTTGAGGATGTTGCACACGTCCTTCAGGACAAACCAAGGCTCTCCGTCCATCTTCACGGTGCGGACTTCGTTGGACTGGTAGTTGAAAATCTGAATGTTGCTCATTTTACTTTCTCCTTTTTGCTAAAGGCCATGCCATCAGCATAAGCCTGATTCACAAGTCGGCAAATTTCATCGATGAGCCCCTTCAGACTATCATTGAGATCCGATTCTTCCATGTGCGATGAACGAAGGAAGAATTCTTTGGTAACAGGATAGTTCATTGTAAAAACCTCACATTTCATCTTGACAAATCGCTTATAAAAAAATAAAATGGAGGTGCAAGGGGCTTCTTGACTGGTGGCTTTCTTGTGTCTTAGCGGTTCAGCGTTCCAGCGCTGGCCGCTTTTTTATATTTCTCGAAACGTGCCAACTGCTCGGCTCTGGTGAGCTTTGCAAACTCCTTGCTAGTCACGGAGCATCACCTCCCGGTATTTACTCCCTTGCACCTCTGACCTCCTTCCAATGCATCTATTATACTACGATTTGCGTAACTCGTAAATACGTTTTTCGTAATTTCTACGAATATTTTTTACGCTTTGCGTATTGACTATTAACGGATGGCGTAGTATTATAGATGTAGAAAAAGAGGTGCTAGAAATGTCGATAAGCTATCACTTAAAGGCCTTGCTCGCAGACGCAAACATGACCCAAAAGGAACTCGCAGAAGCTACCGGGATTAGACCGCCTACCATATCAGCAATCTGTCTTGGCACTATCAAGCAGTTTCCCGTTGGGGCGCTTGACAAAATTTGTGAAGTGCTTCATTGCCAGCCCGGCGATATACTGGAATATATCCCGGACGACCCGAACAAGCCTGAATCCGATGAAGAAACGGACGCTTTGCGTGCCGCACTTCTCAACCAGATCAAAGGCCTGTAATTCAAAGCCCTGCCGCTTGGCGGGGCTTTTTGCATAATATAAGCAGCAACGCCGTAATCTGTTTTTATCGAACAGTAAGACGTTGCCGCTGCATCTGGAACTTT